GGAATATTAATACCCACAGCGGCCACACCATAAGTCGCCACAATAATCTTATTATTAGCAGTTTTAATTTCATCATATTCTTCTTTGCGATCTTTGGTTTTTACTTCACCAGATACAAATACAGCATCTGGATTTTTTTCAACCAGTGCCTTGCCCGAGTCAATTCTATTGACTAGCACCAGTGTATTGCCAGTTTCGGCAATGCCTTTGATCATGTCACTGATATAGTTCATCCTGGCATCATCTGTGACCAAGAATTTCAATTCTTCTGCATAACTACCGAATTCTTTCCACTCAGCAGTTTGCACAATGTTCACATGACAATTACTAAGTACGCCTGCTTCTTGCAATGTATGGGCAGCAACTCTGTTTACAACCTCACCCAAACTTGCACGAATACTTTGAAATTCGTGTTCGGCTTTGGGAATAGTTCCAGTTAGTCCCCAACGTATCGGCGCATTGGAAAGATTCTTGGTTAAGAGATTTTTAAGTACATCTGCTTTGGCCATATGAACTTCATCAACCATAACGCATTGTACATTTTCCAACAACATCTCCATTTTTGCACAGGCAGATTCGTCCCAATTTTTGGAATTTTTGTCAAGAATATTCAAACTTTGCCAGGTGCAAATTGTGTGTGTTCGATCAAGGTCTTTATGGTCGCCATAGTAAACTCCCACGTCTAATCCGCAGTTGACAAAGTCTTCAAGTGTCTGTTCCACTAAACTTTTGTTAGGAACAATGGTAATTGATCGACCATATTTTTCCACAATTTTACTCAGTGTTGCAGTGGTAATGGTCTTGCCAAATCCTGTGGCAATTTCTTGAATGCACTGTGGATTTTTTAAGAATATGTTGACTGCTTCAACTTGATCATCGCGTAGTCTAATCTTTTCGCCAGCAAAACGATGTCCTTCTGGCCATGTTTGATCTCCCCAAAAATCCTCAGAAATTTCAGGAAATTCCAAGGCCGATGCCACCCTATGATCTTCTACTTCAATGTAGTAATTCTTGCTCTCAAGATATTCTAACACTGATCCCAACATACTGAGATAGGTAGTTCCGCCAAGACCAAAAAAACTGATTGCACCGTCCCATCTACCCAATTTATAGCTGGGTCTAAAGCGGGCACTGGGGTCTTCGTACTTGAATTTTTTAACCAAGGCCTTGCGTGTGTCAAGATCTAAATTTTCAATCTTGACATTTACCTCATCTTTGATAATAATTTTACAGGTGGCCAAAGAACATGTCCTTTTTTTCTTTTGTTGCAGTATAGTTTATTAAATTCTCATGAAATCCTAGAAAATCCCTAATGGTATAGTGAACTCCTGCAATCCCTAAATTAACAATGCTATTGAATTTGATATTAGATTTTAACACAGGTTTAGGTATTTTGCCACTGACAAAAACAACTTTGGTTGTCTCATTGATAGGAGAATTTAACTGTTTTTCTTTGACAAAAATGTTGAATTCTGCGTCAACTGCGGTGTCAAGTCTAAACATTACTGACATGTCTTTATTGCCAATGCCTTGTGCAGTCAAAAATTCATAACTTGATTTCAATGTAGCCAATTCATTGCCGCCTGGTATAACAAACATGCAAGGACTCAAATGCTCAATAATGTCAGAGATGCAATCAATGGAGAATTTTTCAGAATCACACTGGAATATTGTTGACGGATCAGTTTCTAAAAACTCTTTAATGACTGGATGTGCATTACTGTCGCATAGTGCCTGACTAACTTCCTCACTCCAGGTAGAAATGCCACGACGGCGTGCTTCAAACATTGCAGCCACAATTTCATTGGTGGATAATTCTGGCAAAAATGGTGAAATATTTTTGAATTTTGGAGAATTTTGCTCAAGCACCAACATGGGTGCATACTGTTCAATCTCATCAAAGACTTTATCGCATTGATCAATGTAAGACTGAAATTCTTCATCACAATCAAACTGTTCTTGCTTTAATAGCTCTGACAAAAATTGAATAGAATTTTCTGTTAAGGGAAAAATCCAGGCTTTTTCGTCTTTATTCCAAGTAGCATCCTCTAATGTAGGACGAGCTGCTCGAATCTTGTTAACATATGATTCGTTGAATGGAAATTCAACTTTAATTGCTCGACCATAAACACCGTGTGTTTGGATTGACATTTTTTTCATAGTGTTCAATTTCCTAAATGGAAACTTGTATGATGGATTTTCCAAGAAAACGCCAATATCTTGCTTGAATTGGGCAGATAAGGAGTGTTGATATTTAGTAAGCACCTTTATGGCCACAGTTGCTTGTTTTTCTGTGAAGCCAGTACCACGACCAAGTTGATCTAAAAAACTATATGTGAGTTCTGATTCCCAGGGTGTGAGAGTTATTCTGCTCGATAGTACCAATGAGGTGATTAAGTCTTCTATTTTCATACATTATTATAACACATGGCAAGTAAGAATACAACTCCTTACTTGCCATAATTATAAACTAATATCTTCGAGACCAGCTGTGCGAAGTTTAATAATATTGCTCAACTGCCATTGTTTGATATCAAGGCCCTTGATAATACCCAACCATTGATTACGCAACATAGCAAATTCATTAATGATTTTCTCCATGTCTACAACATCTGCTTCACCTTCAACATATTTTTCACAATCCCTGCTACTTAGAGCACGTTGATAGTTCTCCAAATATTTTTTAAAGGCCTTGCTACGAATACGTCTGAGTTCAATATTCAGATATTCTAAAATAGCCTCAATCTCCTGAAGCTGATTAAATCTTTGTTCAACAATACCCGGTAACGAGGCAGAGGCCTTTTCTACGTTTCCGTAAATCTTGACCTCTTTCCTTGCACTTTCAATTTCGTTGTAATAGTGATCTAAACAACTTGGGAGGTTTGCTATGTCTTTGCTGACTTTAGCATACCAGGACATAATTAGTCCTCGTCGGAGTAATAATCAACGTCATCCCCGTCAATGTCATCTTCGTCAATATCACCATCTTCACGTAATACCAATTCAATAGCACTGTCAAGATGAGAATCGTAACCCATGAGTCCTTCTAAGACTGATGTTTCTACGTCTTGCCCAACAAGAAAATCAACATAGTGATTAGCTGCAATTTCTTTGTTTTTGTCTGGAACATATTCGCGGAACACATCCCATATTTCAATAATTAGATCTTCTTCCATTATTACTCCTCAGTTTCTAATACAGCCTCGGTGGTGGTTTCAGTTGCGTCCCACTCGGCCATTACAATAGTCAAACCGTCTTTTTCATTACGGTTCCATGCCTTACGGAATTGTTTGATAATTTCGCCGTCCTTGGTGGTATAAACAAGACTATTGCCTTCTTTCTTCAACACACCCTTATCTTCAAACATATCAACTAACCCGCTAAAAGGACTCATACCAGTTGAGTATGGAATCTCAACTTGAACTGCTTCAAACGGTTTAGAATAACGAGTTTTCATAATCTTACAAGAAGATCGAATACCGTTAACAGTTGTAGTCTTATTACCATCCTCGTCAGTTTTTAATTTTAATTTACGCATAGCAACCACAATGGAACTAGCATAGATAAAACCTTGACCACCTGAAATTTTGTCATCTGGATCAAACATATCCTGGCTAGCGTAGGTATGATTGGTACAAACCAAACCAACATTAAAGCTACCAAACATATTTACACAGTTGCGAACCAGACTAGTTAGTGCTTTGGGCTTACGACCCATATCACCTTTCATTTCGCCTGCTTCAAACTGATTTACGTCAGTGGGAGTAAGTAACATACCCAACGAGTCAATTACAAACAACACCTTTGGACGTTCCTCTGTGGGCATTGTTTTGTACTCTTTCATGAATTCTGAGATAGTTTTAGCTACATCGTCAATCATGGCCATGTTGAGTTTTAATAGTTTGCCTTCACTGGTATCTACACCAAGATCAACTAACCACTTTTCGTCAAGCGCATTTTCACTATCAACTAAGATAACATAAATGCCTTGCTCTTGAGCATGACGAATAATATTACCTGAGCAGATGTATGATTTACCTGCACCACTTTCGCCAGCAAATACTGTAACTTTACCAAGGGGGATTCCCTTAAAGAAGTCCCCCGAGATAAGATAGTTTAGAGCATAATTGCCAGTTGAGATCCAATCCGTAGGATCATTAAATCCAATTCCCAAGCCATCAATGGACTTGGTAATACTTTTTCTAAATTTTGAAATGTCAAATATTCGATTTGCCAATTTTTTCTTCCTTTTTTAATTTACAGTTATTACCGTGCCAACGGGAATAATTAGATTTTGAAATATTTTTCATAGTGCAATACTCGCAATTTCTTTTATTTTCATTTTTTGTTGTCCAATGATTCACGCCCGATAACTTTTCAATAACTTCATCACGATTCATTACATTATTTTTGCCAATCATCCAAGGATGTGGTTTTCCTAAATGAGAATTTCTTATTTTCTCTGCAATCTCTGGTTGTTTATTAGGATGTTTATCTCCACAAATGCTAGGTCGCTTCTGACCTTTCTGTTTAATGTGATTCTTTGCAGAAACTTTAGGGTCTTTCATTGGATTTTTGTCACCTGATAATATCTTATAATTTCCGTCATTGTTATGACCATTGAAACTTCTAGGATCATGTTTGGCATCAAACGTCTGTAGAATCTCCCCTTCTAACTTCAATATGCTTTCTGAAGCACCTACAGCAATTATGTCGCGTCTCCATTCATTACTTTGAGATAATATTAAAGGTTTAATTCGTTTGCTAGAACAAATATAACCATCATTTGGGTGACAACCTGGTGCAGTACGAGACCCTATATACCATTTTAATGTAGGTATATGGGTCCATTTATACACATATGCCAGTGTAGCAGTCATTAATTAAGATGCGTTATTTTTTTGACGATTGCGAATCATTGATATAATATCCGCAGCACGACTACCTGCATCACCTGTTGAACTTGCTGGAGCAGGTTCTGCTGCAACCACTTTAGCGGGAGTTGCTGCCGCAGATTCAAAAGGGACGTCATCTTCCTCAATAGGTGCTGCTGGACGAGATGCAGATTTTGCTGCTGTTGTAGTACCACTACCAGTTGCCTGACCGCTCCCACCCATACCAGCTGGCTTGAAGTATTGACCCCAACGATCCATATCAAATGCTTCACCGTCAACGCTTGCTTCAAACATTTCTTTGATGACCTTGAGTTCAACTTCACCTGGTTTCTTAGGCAAGAAGCTCTTCAAATCAAACAATCCATGCTGTGCAATTGCTGCCTGTTCTGCTTCGTTCAAAGCACGTTCACGACGAGCCCAAGTGCTAGTAGAGTAGTCTGCATATCCACCTTTGCTTGTTTTTGCAATCTTGAAATCCAAACCACGAACATAGTCTGTTGGCAATTCTTCAATCTCACTATCCATTAATGCGTTCTTAACAATGTTAAAAATCTGGCTACCAATGATGAATCTACGAATTGGATTCTCAGGAGTTTTGTCTTCCTGTAGTTTGCTATCAACCACATATCCTTGGAACAAGTAAGATTTCTTCTTCCAGTACTTACGACCCATGTCTTCCAGACTCTTGTCTTTGAACCATGGACGGACTTCTGTCAATACTGGACATGTCTCGCCCCACATTTCCATACAAGGAACTTGTACAGAGACAGGTTTAGAATTTGTTTCACCTTTGACTCCGGCAAAAGGCAATTTGATCATTGCACGTTCAACCCAGAAAAAAGTGTTGTTTGGGTCTGCGTCTGGAAGGAAACGAACTGTAGTAGTTGTGCCTTCTGCTGCATTCCAATGGGGATAAATTGCGTTGTCACCGCCGCCGCCGGTGTTTTGTTGAGATGATTGTTGTAGTTTTGCGCGGATTTCTGCTAAAGTTGCCATAATGATTTTCCTTAATAAATGTTATATTATGCCTCTTCTTTAAAGCCAACTGACCAAAAAGAAAATATGTGCATGTGTTAAGTATGCACTAAACTATTTATCATCGCAACCTATTTGGTTGTTAATTATTAAGAAAAATCTTCCAATTATTTTTTCAGACCGGCCAATTTCATAATGGTCTCGAGTGTAGTATCTTCCTTTTGAGCAATCTTGGTAGTTGCCTTGGCAATACCGCCTGCACGTTTTTCAGCACGTTTGCCTAACCAATCAGCTTCATCTGCCCAATTTAGACTCTTTGATTTTTCGCCATGTTGATCAGCATGATATGCACGATCTCTAGCTGTTTCGGCATCACGTTGGTCAGCATATACTTCGTGACCTGCTGCGTTTGAGTAAGACTTTAATGTATCTTTACTTAGTTCATTAACTTGATCTTCTGCTGACATAATATTTTTATTGAAGTCTTGTGTGCTAATGCCACGATCACCAATACCTTCTACTTTTGATTTGACATTATCTAACAACTCTTTCAATCGAGCTATGCTTTCATCAGCATCTTTCTTTTTTCCAGTGAGTTCGTCGCCGGCATCTGCACCCATTGAAGTTCCTGCAATATTTCCAGCTACTCCTCCAATTGCTGCACCAACTGGGCCACCTAGTAGACCACCTAGTGCTGCACCTCCCATTTCCCCGGCGGCGCCTCCAGCAATGCCGCCTACGCCGCGGCCAATTGCGCCTTCATCGGCAATGCCTTCTACCTTGGACTTTACATTGCCTAACAACTCTTTTAGTCTATCAATGGACAATCCATCACTCTCAACGTCTGCACCAACTTCACTGGATTTACCATGACGTTCTTCCCACTCATGTGTAAGTTTTTCCATAAATGCTTCGGCCATTTGGCGTGCTTGTTGGCCGGCTTCAGGACCAAATTGATCCGTACATTCTTTTTCAACGTCAATAGCAATACCTTCACCACCACGGAATGGGCCAACTTCTGGATTATCTCTATTGTAGAAACTCTTGACTTTTTCTGCAATCATTTTAATCATTGCACGAGGATCTTTTGTTTCCATCGCACCCTTGTGCATAGTCATGTCGTCATTTTCTGCTGTAGGTTGTTCAGGTGCAGGTGCCGGTGCAGCCTGTTCAGGTGCAGGTGCAGCCAATACAGATTGGGCAATGGTTGGATTCCACAGAGCCAACACATCAAACGGATTTGCATCCGGACTTGCACTACGCAACATATTTTCTAGCTTTGGATCTTCAATACCTAGGCTCTGAAAAAATTGCCAAGCAGTTTCTCCTTCGGCACCTAATTCCAATTCTGGACCTGCTGGGCCTTGTGGTAATTTGTCTAAAGCATCTTTAAAATTTTTAATTTGATTCGGTTCCAATGTTCCTGCTTCTGTAGCATCTGCCCAGTCTTCAAATTGTGCAAATGCACTCTCTTTAACTTCTTTTTCCTCGTCATCACACTCACAAGGATCGCAATGACAAGCACTACATTCATCTCCCTCATTAACATATTCATCAAGATCAACAGTGTTTGTCTCACTCATGATTCTGTGTAGCAATGGAAAGAAACTGCTTAGTTCTTCTTGGAAACTTGTTTGAGTAAACTTGCTCTTATAATCTTCTAGGGTGACAGCATCAAGTTCCATAATGCCGTCATCCATGTGTTCTTGTTCGTTAAATTCATTTACCCATGATTCGTAATGTTGGCGTCCGCCTAGTGCATTGATACGTGATTTAAGTTCTTGTAATCGGCCTACGGCTCGCTCAGTAATGCCTGTAGCATCATCGTGTAATGATGCTCGTTGAATTTTACGTTGGAATTCTTGTAATTGAGCTATGTCTTCGCTCATTTTGATAATTGCTTTGCCTGCTGGATCGTGTGGTGCGCCACCGTGATCAACGTGCTGTGCCATGGCGAATGCGCCGGCTGGATGAATGAATGGATACTTAAATCTTTCACCGTCTGAATTTTGAATAAAAATTGCCTTGATGTTTTTCTTTTGACTACGT